GGTGTCAAATTGTCACGGATAAGTTGCATAACCGTATCAATTTCTTCAAGTTTATAAGTTTCAAACTTGAGTCTTCTTGTCATATAGGGATACTTCCCTTGATACCTTGAACGTTCAACTAATCGCCAACCCATAAGTTTTTACCAGAAAGTTTCAGAAGTTCTGTTTGAGTGAGTTTGAATACGCGGCAAATATCCTCATCAGTCCAATCTATCATCCTAAGAGCTCTTATCCTTTTCTTTATCTCTTCTGTATCATCTTTAGCCATTTTTATCAAACGCAACAAACCCAGTCTACTTATAATCTAACAATCTGTCAAGCGATTAGAAAACATCTTATCCTCTCTAGTTGATTTCCATATATTTTTTGTAGAGAATTTCTTCCATTTTATATGCTTCTTGTTCCCAGGGTTGTTCATCGTAGGATAAATGATTAGCGTCTACATCTTTCCAGTGCCTGACACCTCTTTTATCGCGAAGTGTTCCCTTGACGTGTTGATAAACATGCCAGAGTTCATGTAGAAGGGTTGAGACGTAATCATCTACACTGAGAGTTGTTTCCATTTCAATCAGAAACTCACGAGGACGATGATCACAATCAGTGACGCTACAGAATCCAATCGCTGCCTCACGTTTTAACCCTCTGTGAGACACTGTGATGTCTAGATGATGGTTTGGTATATACTTTTGCTTGAACCATTCCACAACGTCTCTACAGCGCCTCCTAGACGCCTTTCCTTGAATGTCAAGATAGAGCATTGATGGCAGCAGCAGTGACTCTAGTTCCCCAATTCATCATCCAGAAAAATGATGCGATGAAAAGAAATTTTTGTGTTGTTGTCATGTAACTGGGACACTTTTAAGGGCCCTATTATGTAAAACCCACGTCCATATTAATCGCTAATCTATCATGAAATCTTGGCAAAAACATGCTGTGTTTCAAACTACCGTCAAAAAATATTAATCTACCTCTTTTAGGTGAAACTTTTTCTCCATTTTCAAAAACCGTTTTCCCATCAGAATCATTAACATAATAAATGATAACTATGTGCTTTGTGGGCAAATCTACATGTAAAGGTAAATGTCTATATTCAAATATATTATTAGTTTTTTTGTAAAAATTGCATTTTGAGCGATAAACAGTCACATTACTCGCGTTATAAAAATTAGCTATATTTTTAAAAATATCTGAAAAGTGTCGTTTAATTATAGATGCATGATAGCCATTACCTCTTCTCCCAATGTCATTAAATATATGAGAAAAATATGGACTCTCTCGTTCAGATAATTTATTATATTTTATTGAGGTTGACTTTTTTTGATAATACCAAGGAAACATTGGAGATAATAATTGATATTCAATATTTCTTTGAGATTCTATACTTATGCCATCTTCAACCAAGTTAATAGAGCGATTATAATTTATATTATCCATATCTAGCAATCATATCCTCATCAAGTCCATCAGTAATAGTAAACCAACCCGTAATAATGTATTTTTCTTCGTTTGGAGCTGCAACTCCTTTATGTGGATGAGTCCAATCCGATGGCCAGATAAGAGTTGTGTTTTTTCTCGCCAGATAGCATCTATCTTGATCTGGAAATTCTGTTCCCCCAGAAACTTGAACATCATTCAAGTAAGTCATAAAAACCAAAAATCTATTAGAGCATGGAAATGCTCCACTACCTCTCTCACAATGAAGGTTTGTAAATCCTTCTCCAGGTTTATATTTCTGTATATTAAAATCCTCTAGTAAACCCCATTCTCTTACCAAACCAGTGTTAGGATATTTTTTATGATAGTTATCTATAGAGTCTTGTAAATGATTAAAATATCTTTTAACCACACCATCCGTTCCTATTTCAAATCTTGACACACCAACATCAATAGATTTTTTAGATCCGCCATATCCGGTTCCTGTGATACCGTGACGTTTATTTTTTGATTTTTTATGGTAATCAATTAAATCGTCACATAAAGTTGGATCTTCTATGAATGAGGTTTCAATGTAACTCAGCATAATTCTTTCATTAATGATAAAAGTTTTCGATGGGAGAAAAAAACTGAATTCTTTTCAAAGTTTTTTAATTTGTCGAATTCAACATTCAAATGTGATTTTTGTGTCTCGCTCATCATTATATCATATTCTTGTTTGATTTTTTTAGTATCAAATAGCCCCAAAGAGTAAAAGGCAATAATATAATTTTCAGCATTAAACATTCTCCACGGAGTATTTAACTCGTTTTTTTGAGGTAATCTATTCTTCCATAACTTTAAGTATCTTTTAATATTATCTGTCAAGACAAGATCATTTTTACAATACTTCCAGAATGAAGTGTCATTTCTATCACATATGTAGTGTAACTGAACATAATCAACAATGTCATCAAATATACCGTCCATAATTTCATTATATCTATCATCATCTTTAGATGGATAGTATAAAGTAAAGGCAAACATTTGCTGTATAATAGATGTAAGAGAAGTTGCCTCAAGTGGTTCTACAAAACTTCCAGAAAGACCAACGCCAATACAATTTTTAACCCAAAACTTTTCAAGTCTCCCTGGGTTAAATTTAACTTTTTTCTGTATTTCTACCTTTCCATATTTTTTTTCTATCTCATCGAGTATCATATCCTCAGTTGCAAATGAATCTGAATAGACATATCCATTCCCTATTCTATCTTGAGTGGGAATTTTCCAAGTCCATCCATAATCTCTTGCCTCTACTGTGGTATAACAATCAATAATTTCTGTCGCATCTGATTGCCATGCCATTGCAGAATTTAATGGGAAATGTTTATCATAAGATACCCATTTTACTCCCAGGGTATTCTTCATGATATGTGATTTAAACCCAGAACAATCAACAAAGAAACTTGAAAAATATTCCTTATCTTTTGATTTTAGTGAACTAATATCACCAGTATCCTCACTTAGAGTTGCGCTTATAATATCATCTTCAGTTACTACAATTCCTCTCTCTTTAGCAACTTTTCTTAAAAAGTTATTTAATTTATATGAATCGAAATGAAATTGATTAATAGGAGGAAGTCCTTTATTTTCCTTCTCTATGTAAATTTTTGGAAATTGATTTTTAGTAAACCAACGGTTTACCAATTCAATTGGATATTGATTCTCAGATATTAACTTACCATACTTTGGGAAATAATCATTATAACATAAATTGTAGTCACCACTAACAATATGATAATAATCTCTTTTCTTCCAATTTTTGTAAAAAATTCCAGATTTATAAGTGGCACCACACTCCCAAATCATTTCAAGTTGGTTTATACCAATATATTTAAGAAAATTATTCCAATGTTCTGTTGATCCTTCTCCTACACCTATGATGCCAATATTCTTTGACTCTATAATTTGAATTTGCATTTCTGGAAATGCTGTCTTTAAAATCAATGCAGAAATATATCCGGAGTTACCCCCGCCAAGAATAATAAAGTCTTTCATAAATTTGTAATTCTATGTTAATTATACAATATCTAATACAGCGTTATCCCATCTTATCACAACGACGCCACCTTGGCCCGGACTACCGGGCAGATTGCCACCTCCGTTGGATCCTAGTCCACCACCACTACCCACGGCGCTGTTACCGCCTCCATAAGAGACATTGGATCCAGTAATGTCACTGGTATGCGCGGGCCTTCCCGCATTGGAACCGTAGTTACAACCTCCACCAGCTCCACCGCCGGTTGCATTGGCTCCGGTAAGGGAACTGCCTGGATCGAAGCCACATCCGTTACAGTTACCGTTGTGCTCACTCATCCCACCTCCACCACTTCCAGCGCGACCGCCGAATGCTAATGTAGCCGTTCCTGAGTAACCAGACATGTTACTACAATTTGTGCCTCCACCGGCACCAACGTATATGTTATAACTTCCATTACCGTCCAATACTAAAGCAGTCTTCTCGACATATCCACCGCTACCGCCCTTGCCACCTTGGCCATTACCCCGTGGATATCCAGATCCGCCGCCACCACCAGACATGACGAGTCGTATTGAAGAACTTCCTGCTTCGACTGCATTGATTACTGTGCGAATTAAATTCGCGTCAATAATACTAGATCTTCTACCATTGTTAGACATAACCACCGTAGATGGATTTGTGGTAGTTGCCGGAGCAGTTAAAGTAGTCCAAGTGAGATCTCCATGAGGAGTGCCTGGAGATCTGCTACCATCACTTATCCAGGTGGCAATATATTCATTACCACCGACAGGACTGGTAGTAGCACCAGGAACGTTTCCTGTCATGCCATCACCTGCATCCTGATTTACAGTGCATCCAAATCCAATTCTTTTTAATCCAAAAGAGGTTCTATTAATTCCCATGTGTATCAGGGGCTAGTTGGCCAAGTGTAATCTGTGATGTCAGAGACGTTTGCTGGAAAATCTCTTAATGTTTGGCGATAAGTTGCCCATTCTGCTTTTTTGCTGTCGGACAAACCACTATCATCTAATCTAGTCCAATCACAAATATCGAGTCTGGAGTTTCTAATTTCTCTCAAATCAGACCATCTTTGTTCAGTTGTTGGCACAAATGCCACCTCTGCTTCAGGAGTAGGTTTGTCAGAAACAACATACCTCAGATTATCCTTATCCCATCTCCATATTTGAGTTGCTTCATCAATGGTGGGAATTGTATATGGACCTGTGTATCCATTGCTAGAAATTTCCTCAGCAGTAAAAGTGCTAGAATCGGTTTTTGTTAAACCATTTTCTAACTGAATTCTATGAGGTAACGGTGCAGGTGGTTTGCCGTTATGGGAGTAAAGTGACATTTTTTTTTATTTCCTCGTATTATCAATCGATGATTTCTTCATAAGATATTATAACGTCCAGATCGTTTGCTGCCGATGCAGTCGCTACAATCGAACGATCCTCTTCGAGATAAATTGAAGATGCTTTATCAAGAACAATCAAAGTGGAGTCTGCGGGGACGGCAACGGTGGACGCAATCTTAAATCCTGTACCACCACCATCATCCTCGAAGTGGAGAGCGATTGTAATGTCTGCGGCGTTGGTTCCATCATCATTAGCAACGATAATGTTGTTTATCTTATAAACATAACCGCTGCTAGCAGCATTACTAAGAATGGTAGTTGCATTGGTATCAGATAAAGAAGTAGCAACGGTTTTGCCCGTGATAGTTGATACACCTACAATATTGGGGGCTGCCATAGTTTTACGTTATAATTAAAATTTATTTCTTGAGTTATTTATATCGATTACGCTCTAAGGGGAGGATCCGATAGAATATATTTGTATGCGATTATCTTGGATGAACCAACTACAGGCAAGTTAGTTAAATTTGCTCCAGATCCAATAAAAGATGTTGCAGTAACTACTCCTGTCACATTTGCACTAGATGCATTAAAATTACTAGCTGTCATGATACCAGTAATATTTGCACCACTACCAACAACAGTTAATCCTTGACCTTCTGGTATAATTGCACCCTGAGTCAATTCAACTGCACCATCTTCATTTTTATTTGTAATAATATTTACTTTGATTTTAGGCATAATTTTATCCTAGAAGGGTGAATGCAATTGCTTTTCCATCATCAATAACTGGAAGAAAAGACATATTAGCTGCACTACCAACAAAAGAAGCAGCAGTCAAAACACCTGATACATTCACAGATGTTCCAGAATACTGAGTTGTGGTAACAATTCCAGATGAAAAATTTGCATTTCCATTAATCGTAAATGTTCCACCTGTGACAGATGCTCCCATAGATACCAGTACTGGTCCGACTGGATCGGATGCCTCTATCGAATTAACTAAAATTTTAGAATTGAGAGCTGTCATATCTTTAAGCGATTAATACGAATGCGATTCCTTTTCCATTTGGAGTTCCAGGAACTCCCGTTAGTCCTATTCCAACACCAACATAAGATGATGCAGTAGCTACTCCAGAAAGGCTTACACCTTGAGAAACTACCAAACCATTGGAGGTAATTATACCGGCAGTGTTGACGTTAATGACTGCATCAAGAGTTTTGCCCGAAGGAACTGTTAATCCTGTTGAAAATTCAACGGGACCATCATCAGTATAGTTTGTTATCTTATTAACTCTAAGATTAGACATGGATAAACCTCTTTATATAATAACGAACGTATTGCCAACGCCAACTGTAATCGCAGCACCAACAGATACAGGTCCAAATACTCCATAATTATGACCTGGAAACGTTAGCAGTTGATCATCAGTAATGCTATTTGGAGTAGAGAGGATAGTTTGTGTTGTAATACCAGTGGTTCCAAGAGCACCACCACCACCTCCTCCACCAGCAATACTAATATTAACTGTAGTATCGTGAACTGCAAAGGTATTACCTGCTCCAATAAAATTTAATTGAGTTATACCATGGCCAACAACAGATCCTCCAGATTGGATACCAACACCCAGTCCAGAGTTTATATTGATTAAACCTCTACCGTCATCAATTATAGTTGTTCCTGCGGCTTTGTATGCCATTGTCGCAATATCTCCACTTGGAGTAGTATGTTTTTATTTATATGGATTAATCACTTTAAATTTCCAGATATGACAATTCTTTCATTATTGATTTCACTTTTCGGTACAAAATGGTTTACATACGATGGAAATATTACTAGAAGACCTTCGGATGGTTTAATCTGAATACTATCTGGAAATATTTTATCAAAAACTAATGGTGGATGATTGTGATTTGTATTTAAAAAATATGTAAAACTAAAAAGATAAGGAAAATGTGTATGCGACTTTGCAAAATCTCCTTTTGAATATATTAATCCCCAAGCCTCTTTAATCTCCAAGTCTTCTGCATACAAGTACAAACTTCTAGCACATTTATTAACAGTATACTTTATCCAATTTCTCAACTCCTCAAATTCATATCTATCAAATAAGTTCCAATTAGTCATTTTGCATTTTACACACTCATTATATGAGTCATAACTTGATATATTATCTTTAATTATACTAACATAATTGTTTTTATTTTTTTCATGATCCAAATACACATCAGAAAAAACTGTTGCTCCATCTATAAGATTCAAAGATTTTTGTATCATAGTAAAAAATTAAAACTAATTATACATCTGGACTCTGTAGTTGGACTACTGCTGCAATGATGCCAATGTCCATTAAAAACTATTACTTTTCCTTGTTTTGGTTTAATTTTAACATCTATATTTTTATCTGTTAGAGAATCTGAATCACATTCTTTGTTAGTTTTGTCAGCTAAAATTGTACATCCATCACTTGATTGCACATAATAGATACAAGATAAATGATTAACATCACTAGAATAATCGGTATGAAAATTATTTCTTATTTCACAACTGTTATTTGAGGGTAAGTGTAAAAAAGTCCTTGCTCTAAGTAAATTAAAATTTTCTAATCCAATTTTATCAGCTATTGAAAGTGCTAATGGAAGAATTAGATTATGATACTCACTACATATTTCTTCTTCATGGAAAAATTTATGAACAAATCCTGGATATTTTTCCTTTGCCAAACTAGATTTGTCATATGTTAAATCTTCAATAAAATGCCAATTAAAATCAGTATTCAATAAAGTATGTTTTATGTGTTCTTGATATAGTTTTGGGACTATATTGTCATATTCTAAAACTTTTTTCATGTTAAATTTGTTTGAAATACTATAGAAAATCTTGCAGATTCTTCAAAGTGTGAAGATGGTGATGAAGCACGGTGATTTAATTGTCCATCGAAGATAACAATTCTTCCTGGTTTAGGTAAAACCTTCTTTTTAAAATTTCCATCTCTAAACAGAGTGTGAGATTTCCAAGATTTGTCCCAATTTTTATTTCCGTATATTAAAAATGAAGGGCCAGATCCATCAACATGATAATTAAATTTATCACCATATCTAATCGCATTATAATATATTGTAAAAATATTATAATTATTTGATAAGGAATCAAAATTATTTGTAAGATATTCTATTTTTTCTTTCAAATAAATTTCAAATTCATCAAAATCTTCTGATGAGTTTATTTCCTTTGAATGTCCTACAGATTTATATCTTCCAGTTGCTTCCCCCAAGTCATCAACAAGTCCCCATGGTTTTTCATTTAGATGTTCATCAACAGTTTCAATTTCTTCTAAATTTAAGAAATTATCTATAACAATTAAATTTTGCATAATAAATATTTAAAAAGATAACTATGAATTTTAATTATTCTGATTTTATTTATGAAGATATTTGTGATTCGAAATATGATATTTTTTTTGATTCTCTTATAGAAAATTTCGATAAATTGACGAAACAAAATGACACACATCACAGACAACATTTCCATGTTGAAGATGAAAATGTTCTAATTTTTGATGAAGTTTATCAGAAAGTAATACATATTGTCAAACCTCATTTGAAAAAATATACAGAATTAGTCAAGCATAATGGTAATGTTGTCATGCCAAATTCTTGCAAAATGCAAAAAAGTGTTCCTCGCCAGGGGTATCATGTATGGCATCATGAGAAAAACTCAAATAAACATGAAACTGCAATGAGTGTTAGAGAATTTGTATGGACTTTATATTTAAATGATGTTGAAGAAGGAGGAGAAACTGAATTTCTATTACAGTCAAAAAGAGTACCTTCACAAAAAGGAAAGATATGTATATGGCCTGCAGGATTTACTCATAAGCACAGAGGAAATCCTCCATTAAAAGGGGAAAAATATATACTAACAAGTTGGACTTTCACCAGCAACTTTATAACAATGGTAGATTAATATTATGAAAATTAAAATAACCATAGTTGGCGCAGGAACAGCTGGAATTATTGCAGCATCTTACTTAAAATGTTTGTATGGAAATGATGTAGATATAACATTAATTTATAATCACAAAAAACCTGTAATTGGAGTTGGAGAAAGCACAACTCCAATTATCAATGAATTCTTAGAGTTCATTGGCATAAGTAAGGAAGAATTGATTAGAGAGTGTGGCTCTACAATTAAATTGGGAATAAAATTCAAAAATTGGTTGAACAAAGGAGAGCACTATTATCATAATTTTAGATTATGGGAACCAAAAAACTTTAGAGACTATGGAAACCTTGTATCTGCATATGAATTTGCTAATGAATGTTATGATGGTGGAATAAATTATGGAAGATATTTGCCAGACAATAATAGAGTTCCTGGAGAAAAAGAATTCAATTGTGCAATACACATAGATTCTTTTAAATTTGGAAGATATATTGAAAATAAATTTAAAAATGAACTTACAATTATAGACTCCACTATAGAAAATATTATCATAGAAGATAATAAAATTAAAGAATTATATCTTGCAGATGGAAAAAAGATATCTTCAGATTTTTATATTGATGCTAGTGGATTTTCTAAAATATTAATTTCTAAGTTGAACTCTAAATGGGTTGATAAAAAATATTTACTTCCAATAGATTCTGCAATAACATGTTCAGTTTACAGAGAAGGTGGTGAAATAAATCCTTATACTTTAGCTGAAGCTAGTTCTGATGGATGGATATGGCAAATTCCTTTAGTTCATAGAGATGGTATTGGATATTTGTTTTCTTCACAATATAGTAATGAAAATGAATGTTTTGATAGATTTGAGCAATGGTTAAGCAGAAATCATAAAAATAAACATACAGAATTTAAAAAACTAAATTTTGATACTGGATATTTTGAAAATAGTTGGGTTGAGAATTGTCTTTCAATTGGACTTTCTAGTGGATTTGTTGAACCTTTAGAATCTACAAGTATTCATACTGCTGTCGCTCAAATTATAACTTTTTCTGAAATAAACATTTTTAAATATAATTTAGGGGATATTCAAGATTATAATCAAAAAATAACAAACACTTTTGAAAACATTTATTACTTCATTCGTTTACATTATCATGTAAACAGACAAGACTCAAATTTTTGGAATTTTATGAAAAAAAATACTCCAGACTTTTTAAAAAGTCTGGAGTATAGAGTGAATAATAGTTTTCTAAACAACTATTGTTTGGAAAATAAAGAGGTATTTGATATATTCTGCTACAATGAAGTTTTAAATGGTATAAATTTAACAACACCCAAAGATATATGCAAAGAATATCTGAAACAAAATGATTTACATAAAGAAGTTGTAGAAGAACATTTAAAAATTTTAAAATATAAAGAAAAAATTAATAATAATTCTATAAGTCATATAGAATATTTAAATAATTACTGCAATTGATTATAGGGTTTAACTTTATCTAAGATATAGTTTATAGCTCCAGCAGCTCCGGCATTGCCGTAAGTGGGAGATAGAGGTGTAGTAACTCTTGAAATTCCACTATTTCCACCGGCTCCAATATGTCCTCTTGGATTGGTATTGCCCCAGGGGAATCCAGTACTACCACTATTTCCACTAACTCCATAAAGAGGTTGTCCTGAAAGAAGTGTCTTTGTATTGGTAACTTGCAAGCCGCCAACTACGGAAGCCTGGCCACCGGATCCACCATTACCTGCAGCCATTTGATAGTTTCCAGGATTACCATTATTACCAGCGTTGCCACGCAAATAAGTTCCGGGATTTGTTCTAACTTCCGATAGGTTTTGAGCAGCACCTACTGTTATTGTATAAGGTTCAAATCCAACTGCGATACTGGCAATACCAACACCGCCGCCACCACCTCCACCGCCGCCACCGCCGCCGCCGCCTGGAGTGCTTCCCGGGGTACCACCACCACCTTGAATTTGGAAATATGCTGCAACTGAAGCATCAGTTTCTTTCTTATATCCTTTAAATTGTACAGAGCTTGGAGATGTTCTTGTTGTACTTGATTCTGCTTTAAAAATACTTCCAGAACTTTTTTTAAAAGTATTCCTTTTTTTAAAAGTTGCCATAGTCCTAACTCAGAGAGGGGATAGTTGGAAATACACCAGGCACTGCTGCTTCTGTATCATTTCTTGGTAGAGGTAGAGAAGCAGTAGATGGAAGATCTCTAAGTGCTTGTCTATATGCAACCCACTCAGTTTTCTGTGAACTTGTAAGAGAAGAGTTTGGGAGATCTGTCCAATCGGATGCAGCCAAAAGTTCATCTCTTCTTTGTCTAAAAGCTGCCATCCAATGAGCATCATCAAAATCTGTTACAACAAATGTAAGACTTGAAGAATCCCAAGTTAATTCTTGAGTATTACTATCATATGATGGTTCCGTGTAAGGTCCCGTTAGTCCTGCGTCAGCAATTTCTCCAGTCGTAAAGGTTGAAGAATCTGTTCTTGTTGTCCCATCAGACAATCTAATTTTTTCAACAGATTGTGGGTATGCTCCACCTGTGGAAAATAATGCCATTTTTTGCCTCCTTTTTGTTTTATTAAAAATTATTAACCGATAACTTCATAGGAAGCAATAACATTAAGATCGTCAGCAGCAGATGCTTGAGCTGTAAGACTAGTATTTTCTTCCATATAGATTGAACTAGATCTATCAAGAGCAACTAAAACCGAATCTGGCGCAACTGCTACAGTATGAGCAAGTTTAAAGGCAGATCCACCACCACCTGCTGCACTTCTATATGCCAATGAAATATCGGCAGAAGAAGCTCCATCAACATTTGAAACAATAATATCATTTACTTTAAAAACTGTTCCAGATCCTTGAGGATTATCAAGTATTACTATTTCGGCTGTTGATGCCATAGCATTATATGTTGTCAATCCAGTAATAGTAGCTACGTTGATTATGTTTGGTGATGCCATACTTACCCTTTAAAATTTTATTTAGTGAAATTATTTAGTGAAATTATTTATGTTCCAAAAGTCTCATTATATGAAAATATAAGTCTAAATCCAAAAATTTTTGGAACACTAGTTATCGGCAACGATGTCAAATTACTTCCATCGCCTTTGTAACTTGTTGCTGTCATAACTCCAGTAACATTGGCATTAGTAAAATTGGAGCTAGATACTGTCATAACTCCAACAACATTCAATGATGAAGAAATATCTAAGACACCACCATCAATAGTTAGTCCTCTACTAAATTCAACCGGACCGTTTTCTAATTTGTTAATTATGGAGTTAACTTTTATTTTAGACATTTTTTTAAGCTATAATAGTGTATCCAAAAGCCTTGGAAATGCTGACAATTGGTAAATTTGAGAGACTACTTCCATTTCCAACGTAAGATGCTGCAGTTACTACACCCACAGTCAAGGCAGTTCCTCTATGTGAAGTTACAGTTAATATCCCACTATAGTTTAACCCAGCTTCAATAGTACAAAAAGTTCCATCTGGCACAACAGTACCAAAGGAAAGTATCGGTTGATTGTTGGACTCGCCTTCTACAGAGTCTACTCTTATTTGGGACATTTTTTTTATTAAGTGATGAAGTTAAGTGCTACTGTTTTGGAGTTGCTCAATCCAGGGAGATTGGTTAAAGCTGAGGCATCACCAAGAAAAGTTGTTGCTGTCATTACTCCGGTAACATTAACATTTTCAGCAACAAGTGAAGTGACAGTAGCAATTCCAGTTGTGCTTATAACCACATTTCCATCTATGGCGAATCCGGAAGGAAGAATCAAACCCTTTTCTAATGAAACTGGCCCATTATCATTAAGGTTTGCTATTTTATTTACTCTTAAAGTAGACATTTTTTTAAAATTACACTACAACAAACGTGTTACCAGTGCCAACAGTAATTGTTGCACCTAGTGAAACCGCAAGAGGACCAAAAACTCCATAATTATTATTTCCATCATTTAAACTATAACTCTCACCAACAAATGAAGGGTTAGAAAATATTGCAGCAGTAGTAACTCCCGTAGAAGATACACCAGAACCACCACCACTACCAGAAATAGTGATAGATGCAGTAGTTCCACTCACAGAGAATGTATTGCCTGCCCCAGCAAAATTTAACTGGGTTATGCCATATCCAACAGCAGTTCCTGCAGATTGGATACCAACACCGGAAATACCAAATAAACCCGAACTTACATTTACAAGAGTTCTGCTATCATCAATAACAGTTGTTCCACCAATCTGCAAAGCCATCTTTGTAACTACCCCACTCGGTTTAGTATATGGTTATTTATGCGAATTGATAATTAACATTATCTATCCCATGCATAGTGCGCTCTTTGCCCATCAGAAAGAACATAATGAAAAAATATTTGATGGTAATACAAATTATCTTTTTCTTTTTTCCTTCCATACCAAGTTTTTTCATATTCTGTTGGCATTGGATCGCGCCAATGAGGCCTTTCACAACCTTTATATACCACACCATCACCAGGTTTTAGAACCAGTGAATGAGCCTCTCCAAGAACAAGAATAGTTGTCTTCTTCTTGTCGGTATATGTATCGGGAATTTTAATCCAGAATGGCCAATCAGCATTTTTATCTTCTAAGTTGGTGCTGACATGAACAGATACAGAGATTTCACATGCGTCACGATCAGCGTGAAGTTTCAATTCTTGTCCCGGAAAGTAAAATCTATCATAATAATAAGTATTGTAGAGTTTTCTTCCAAGTTCTTTTTCTAGTTTCATACGAATACCAGAGTGAATCGCACGATATTGTGGGTGCCAGTACCTTGCTACAGAACCTTCTACTTGCCCCTCAATCGGGTGATGTGTGAATTGATCAAGTTTTTTACTAGGATAGTTTATTTGTCCTCTTTCTTCTGGTACTGGATGATAAAGTTCTTCAGCATCCCAAAGGTTTGGAATGACTAGGTAACCATTCTTTTCAAAACTATCATTACGAGTCCATGTGGTTCCGGTATTTACTCTTTCTTGCCACCGGAGTTGTTCTATATCTTCCATCATAGTTTATACCTTTTTTGGGTTTTTAATTCTGTCAAAATCTATCCTTGACATAGGCATTATTTCCATCTCGAACCACATACCCATCCAACAAGAGATTTTCTTATACCTTTTGTCACTTTAAGAACTCTATGTTGTGTTCGAGAGTCAAATATAATCACCGTACCACGCTTACGAGGTGCAATATAACTATTTCCATTTTCATCAAGTAGTTGTAAATTTCCACCTTCATATTCATCAGGATCAGAAAGTTGAACCACAAAGGAAAGTTTACGTACAAGTTCAATATTTTGATTCACAAAATCTTGAACTTGATCATCTGGAGAATTGCCAACACTTATTGGTTTGTATTGTGTTGAAAGTCCTACATCACTGTGCCATCCATAAAATTGTCCTTCACTATACTTCGTGAACTGCATTGATTCGCCATCAATACAACGAATGTCATAAAGGAAGTTCTCACGGTTTGCACGTTCAACATAATGCCAAACAAATCCACCAACCCAATGTGCAGAAGGAACCCAAGTGTTTTCTGAGTTTCTTTTATCTTTGTTTATGGCATCTCCATGCAGTCGGGAATCCGACATTTGCTCACCAAACTTTTCTGTTAAGTCTTCCTCGATAATGTATGCAATTTTTTCAGGTATATCACTATAGAACCATACAGTTTGAAATGCCATATTAGAATAATATATTCAGTATTATATATGTTGTGTTAGTTAAAGATTTAATTAATTCAAATTATGTTTATTTAAATTGTTTTTTTTGATTTTTTCTAAAAGTATTGTACAATGTGTTTCCAATCCAATCGCGTGTTTTCAAAAAATTAATATCAACAATGTCTGATTTATAGTCTTCGTCGTTAATATAATTTATTTTCATATTAAATTGATTTCTGACGAAAGGAAATATCATTACCAAAGGAGTATCTTTTTTTATAAGTTGAATATCAGTATCAATTTCATCTAATATTAGAGTTTTTTTTAAATTTATATTCCATTCAAAAAACCATTTTATTGAGATTGGGCTTATATCTGTATGAATAATTCCACTAACTGTAGTGAATCTTTTTTCTCTTGTCCAAAAAGGATGCGTATAATAACAAGATACTCCAGGAGAAGTTTTTACAAACCATGGAGAAGAAATTTTATGAAATCCATTATAAATTGGCAATTCACTATCAATCATTCCATCATACTCTTCAGATGGATGTAAACCATAATCTACTAATCCATGATAAGAGTGCTCCCAGTCAAAACATAAGTTTCCTAATGGTGGTTCACTTCTTACAAGAACATTAGTCCAGTTTTTAATAATATACCCAGTTTTTAAAAAATCAGTTATCCCTGGACATTTTTTTACATTTGAATTTTTAGTTAATTTATTATCATGCAAAAATTTGAAGGGACATTTTGATGTTGGGATATTTTTAGTAGAAGAAAACCATTCTGGAAATTCTTTGTAACAAGGAACTGGTTCAGGTATTATATCTTTATATTTTTCTGGGCAAATAAATTCAATTGAATTTGACACTATCAACCTTTAGCATTAACGAGATTATACTAAACTTTTACAGATTTTGCAATAATAAATTCACGTTCTTATTCTTTGAGACTGTCTACCTCTGCTTTTAATTCCTTAACTGCTTCAATCAAGACACCAATGATTCCATTATAGTTCACAGTTTTGGGATCTGAACCATGAACAAGCTCAGGAAGAACATTTTCCAGTTCTTGAGCAATTACGCCATAGGAAAGTTCTCCAGATTCTTTCCAATTGAAACTTACGCCACGGAGTTCACTTACTTTATCAAGTGCTCCACCTACAGTGGCAACGTTATCTTTGAGGTTGACATCAGATAGTGCGTTAAAGTCCAGTGCAGTTGCTACACCCGCGATTTTAAGACTTTTACCCAAAATTCTAACACTAACACCACCATCTATGGCAGATGCTGACATCGAAATAGCAGAACCAACGGTGACAGCGTTACTAAATGTTCCAGCAACACCAGTAATATTTCCAACAAGATCAGCACCAAGTGAACCAACAGTTGCAATTCCCGATACATTTAAGTTACGGGAAACCGTAAAATCACCAGTAATGCTGCTCTGAAGTGTTGTTGCTGTAATAACACCAGTTACTGTAGCACCATTTGGAAAATCTACCGCGCCAGTGCCAGATTCGCTTCTAATCGAATTTACTCTAAGTTGTGACATTTGGGTTCACTCTCCCCCTATTTTGGTTTAATTATTTATATTATCAAATAGTAAAGATGCCTAGAATATCCGTTTTCAGTGTAGTTCCTATGGCGATTTGAACTGTGTTACCAACACCAACAATAAGTTCACCGAATATTGAATAGGTAACTCCACCTGCACCTGCAGGTGCTTCAATATAGGCAGTTACGCCAACTCCAGTAACTGTAAATGTCTTAAATGTTGAAAAAACAGCTGATTCTAACTTACCGGTAGCATTGGCATCTAGTGCAGTTCCAATACCACCACCGGCACCACCTCCACCACCAGCAACGAAATCAACGGTACCTATACCAGAACCAGTTGTGATGGTGGTGATGCCCGTTGAACGAATATCAAGTAAAGTTACAGCAGCACCGACAAAGTTTCCATCTTTGCTTAATGCAATACTAGTATTCTTTAAGTTAGTTGCATCACCACTGAAAGATGTAGCAGTGATAACACCAGTTGCATGAATACCATAGTTTGCGATAGTTACAGCAGAACCTACGGTAATATTCGCTAATGTGCTAATACCAGTTGCATTTAGATTTGTAGTTCTAATTGAATCTGCTTCAATATCACCACCACTGGTGTTTAAGTTGGTAATGGTACCAACACCAGTTACATTTAGATTTGTAGTTCTAATTGAATCTGCTTCAATATCACCACCACTGGTGTTTAAGTTGGTAATGGTACCAACACCAGTTATGTTTAAGTTGGTACCTGTAATGTAAGTGATCGTTGCTGAAGTTCCAACGATTCTTACAATCGTGGCAACACCAGAAACATTTACATCTGTTGCAGCAATACCACCAATAACATCTAATGTTGTTGATGGAATAGTGCTTCCAATACC